GCTATCCACTGATAGAGCTGTTAGTATATATGGTATCAAGGTGATTGTCGACAGTTGGAATAATGTCGGCAAGTATGTTAAGGTGAAAGACGCCTTCTTCATATTTGACGAGCAAAGAGTTGTAGGTTCTGGCTCATGGGTTATGAATTTTCTCAAAATTGTGAAAAATAACCAATGGATACTATTAAGTGCGACACCTGGCGATACTTGGATGGACTATATCCCAGCGTTCGTCGCTAATGGTTTCTATAAGAACAGAACCGAATTTATACGCCAGCATGTGAAGTTCAACGGGTTTGCAAAATATCCCAAGGTGGACCACTATGTTGAAGAGTATTTACTCGCCAGACACAAGCGAGACATACTTGTAACAATGGAATATAAGAAAAAAACAACGCCGCACTATTACGACGTAATCGCCGACCACGACGTTGAGAAATACGATCTGGTGTTCGATAAACGTTGGAACCCCTACAAGGATAAACCAGTTAGAGAAGTCGGCGAGTTATTCCATGTCGTAAGGAAAGTTGTAAACAGCGATCCTTCCAGACTCGAACTGATAAGGGAACTTCTTGAACGCCACCCAAGACTAATCATATTCTATAACTTTGACTATGAATTAGAGATACTGAGAGGACTAGCAGAAGAGTTGCCATTTGCCGAATATAACGGGCATAAGCATGATGACATACCAAGGACAGAGCGTTGGGCTTACGCTGTCCAATATACGTCCGGTAGTGAAGGTTGGAATTGCATACAGACAAATGCGATTGCCTTTTACTCTGCGAGTTATTCTTATCGAGCTATGACCCAGGCCGCAGGCCGAATAGATAGACTCAACACCCCGTATTTAGATCTCTATTATTATTTATTGAGGTCGTCTGCAAAAATTGACATGGAGATTGCAAAATGTTTGAAGACAAAAAAAGATTTCAACGAAACAGCATTCGCCAAATCGATTTCGCGTGAAAAACATGGGGTATAATGAAGAAGGAACGATTTTTAACATCGTTTTTCTTCTTTTTCTTTGAGGAGCTATGAAAAAAGAAAGCGAATTTCAAAAAGAACTCGTCGAAGAACTCTCGGAATTATTTCCGGGCGTTATCGTTTTTAAAACAGACGCTAACCAAATCCAGGGTTTCCCTGATCTTATGATCCTTTGGGGACGCCATTGGGCAGCTCTTGAAACCAAGAGGGCAACTTATTCCAGTAAGCGCCCAAACCAAATGTACTACGTTGATGTTCTGAACGCCATGTCGTTCTCCTCTTTTATCAACCCTGAAAACAAGGAGCGCGTTCTTCATGAACTTCAACGATCATTCAAATCTTAGGGGGGAGCATAGTTTCCTATCCCCTAGTAAATACTCTTGGGTTAACTACTCTGAGGAAAAGTTGGTAGACGCCTACTCGAAATATCAAGCGAGCGTCAGGGGTACTCGTCTCCATGCATACGCTTGCGAGTCGATCCTTCTTGGACAAAAATTACCAAAGAGCGAAAAGAGTTTGAACCGATTTGTTAATGACGCGATCGGTTTCAGGATGACGCCAGAGGTTACTCTTTTCTATTCTTTCAATTGTTTTGGAACCACAGATGCTATATGTTTCCGTGACAACATCTTGCGGATACACGACCTTAAAACAGGTCAGTCAAAAGCCTCGATGGTCCAGCTTGAAATATATGCTGCCCAGTTCTGTCTTGAATATAAGATTGATCCAAAAACTATTGCGATCATACTTAGATTGTATTTTAAGGATGAGGTAATCGAACACGAGCCTGATCCTTCCACTATTCAAGATATAATGGACCGCATAGTTGCAAATGACGAATTAATCGAAGAACAGAAAAAAGGAGGTCTAAGTGGCAAAAGGCGTAATTAAACACATCGGCACAGCGACCTCGGGGAGATATCCCAAAGGTTCAGGAGAAGACCCGGAACAACACAGCGCTACAATTCTCGGTGATTACAAAGAATTGAAAAGAGCCGGGATGACAGACAGCGAGATCGCGAAAGGCCGAGGTTTAACCCCTGACGAGTTCATGAGGGCCAAGACCGAAGTTTTAAAAGCGGGAAAGAAGCGTCGTCTCAAATTTGGTGAAGGTCTGACAGCAGAAGAAAAGTCTCATCTTCTTTTCGATGACTACAAGAAGTTGAGGTCGCAGGGGATGACCGACCTCGAGATTGCAAAATCAAAGGGGATTTCATCCACGGAATTCAGACAGCGCCAAGGAAGAAAAAAGGATGACGATTTCGTCCGACTCGCTTTGCAGGCTAATCGGTTAAAAGAAACCGGGATGTCAACCTCTGCTATTGGGCGCGAGATGGGGACCAATGAATCCAATGTGCGTTCATATTTGGAACCTGCTCGTTTGAAACGCGCTCAGGAAACCCAAGGGATTGCCGATGGTCTAAAAGCTTGCATTGATAAGGTGAAATATGTCGACGTTGGAAAAGGGACAAATCTCTCCCTAAATGTGAGCCCCGATAAATTAGCAACCGCTGTTACAATTTTAGAAGACGAGGGATATAAACTGCATTACGTAAAAGTGCAGCAACCCGGGACCGGCAAAGATACAAATATGAAAATCCTTGCGGCCCCTGGCATTCCCTATAAAGAAGTTAACGCTCACAAATATGATGCGAAAAGCCCCGCTATGTATTTTGTAAAGGACAGTGTTAACGCTTATGGCTATCAGCCAATAAATAGCATTGCCAGAAATAAGGTGATGGTAAGATACGCTGAAGATGGCGGGGCTTTGAAAGACGGAACGCTTGAACTACGCCGCGGGTTGATCGAGTTGGATATGGGAAAGGCTCGTTATGCCCAGGTAAGAGTCGGGGTTGAAGGCAACATGTTCATGAAGGGCATGGCTATATATGGCGACGACATGCCGTCCGGAATAGACATCATATATAACTCGAACAAGGCGCGCGGAGCAGAAGACTCGAAGGTTTTTAAACCTTTCACAAAAGATCCCGATAATCCCTTTGGGGCTGTTCTAAGTCGGCAAAATATCGTCAGCATGAAAGAAGACGGTGTTACGCCAAACGTCGGTCATTTAAACATAGTGAACGAAGAAGGCGATTGGGCCGATTGGAGCAAGACTTTGTCTTCTCAAGTAATGTCCAAACAACGCCCAGCATTTGCCAAACGCCAATTGGCTTTAGCCCTTGACGAAAAGGTTGGAGAATATAGGGAAATCATGGCCCTTACCAACCCAGCGCTTAAGAAGAAATTCCTGGAAGAGTTCTCCGATGCTTGCGATGGCGCTTCTGTAGATTTGAAAGCTGCGGCTATGCCTCGACAAGCCAGCAGTGCCATATTACCTTTCAATAGTATTAAACCTACTGAAGTATATGCCCCTCAACACCGTGAGGGAGAGATGGTAGTATTGATACGACATCCTCATGGGGGTCCATTCGAAATTCCCCAGCTTATGGTAAACAACAAGAACCCTGAGGCGCTTAAAACCATTGGCGACGCACGCGATGCAATAGGAATTCATCCTTCGGTGGCTGTGAAATTGTCTGGAGCTGATTTCGACGGAGATACCGTATTGGTGATCCCGAACGATGGATCTTTTACCGTTAAACCGTCGTTCAAATCACTGATCGAGTTTGATCCAAGGGCGCTTTACAAAAATGACACCCTGCCAAAAATGCCGGACAAGACAAAACAGCGTCTTATGGGCGAAGCCAGCAATCTAATTACGGATATGACCGTGATGGGAGCCTCGGACGAGAAAATCATTCGTGCTGTAAAGCATTCAATGGTTGTAATCGACGCCCAAAAGCATAGTTTGGATTACAGAGCTAGCTTCCGAGAAAACGGTATCGCTGCGCTCAAGAAAGAATTTCAAGGAAAAGCAAATGGAGGAGCTTCGACTCTTATTTCAAAGGCTTCTTCTGACCAAAGGGTAGGACATCGCAAAGACTTCTCGATTAAGCGAGTTTCGCAGTATGATCCTTCAACAGGAAAGATGACTGGCGGAGTTAACCCCTTGACTGGGGAAAAAGTTTACGATTACACGAATGAAAGTTACGTTAAGACTAGCGTAAAAGATACCGTGACTGGTAAACTAAGAAGTTTAACTCGCGAAGAAAGAAAGAAGCTCAACGAAGGCGAATACATTGGCAAAATCAAACAAACAATAATTGAACGCCAATCCAAGACTACAAAGATGGAAGACACACCAGATGCTCGAACCCTTATTTCGAAGGGCGGCACAGAAATCGAAACCATCTACGCAGATCATGCTAATGCCTTAAAGGATCTAGCAAACTCAGCAAGAAAGGTCTATGTTTCAACCCCCAATCTTGTTTATTCTAAGGAGGCTAAAGAATTTTATGCCCCCCAGGTCGAATCTTTAAAGGCTAAACAAGATGTTGCTTTGGCAAACAGACCCTTGGAAAGAGAAGCAATCAGGTTAGCAAACAGAGAGATCGAGATAAAGAGACAAGCAAAACCTGACATGGATGCGGCCGAACTTAAGAAGGTAAAGGGACAAGCACTAACTACAGCACGTGCAAGACTTGGAAAAGAGGCTTACAAGATAGTCATTACAGACATCGAATGGCAAGCCATCCAAGCAGGCGCAATTTCAAATCATACACTCAATGAAATACTTGATAGTGCTGATTTAGATCAAGTAAAAGAGCGTGCTTTACCGAGGCTTTCTAAGACACTGTCTGTAACACAGTTAAACAGGGTCAAGCAGATGCGTAAGAATGGCATTATGCCTTCTGAAATTGCTAATGCTTTAGGCATTACTACAAATGCTTTGTATAAAGCATTAGAAGAGGACTTGTAATGGCTAATGATCAAGACTTTCTACTGTCTACAGAAGACAATCCTTATGATCCACATACAGAGTATGATAAGTGGTATGACTATGATGAACAACATGGTCATTGTACATGTGGATTGATAGCAAGACTCGCCCTATCTAGCATTGAACTAGGTATAGAGGATGATGGTCTTGCGTATGACGATGCATGCGAGCGAATTTTAAGTCTTAATTTGCCAAATAATTTCATAAAAGTTTATAAAGGCAAATTTAAGGCTGATAGCGCTTGAACTGGCACTAAAACGGTCCAATAGGGGGGGTATTTCGTGTAAAAGCCCCCCCTAGCGAT